AGGAAAAAAACCAATGGCTAATATTGTTCTTGGTTATAGACAAGATAAAGATAAACGAGAGGTGCCTATTATTACTTATGCTAATAGTATACATCAGGCTTTACTTGATTTAGGTCATAATGTTCTTCCTATGGGGGAAGGGCAGCTGACGCACGAAGAACTCAGCATCCTCCGTCTCAGTAAACCAATCAATAATTTCTACTGTACCATCTTCACTTCCGGCGTCGTATATTACATACCGTTCGAAGCGACCTCTAAGAGACTCTAGAACATAAGGTAGCCAATACGCATCATTCATCACCAATATAGTAGGCACAAGGCCTTTTATTTTATTCAAACCCACACACCTCCAGTATTTGTTCTACTCTATGTCGTACGAGGTGTTTGTCCATTGCTCGTTTATACGCCCTATGCGCCATGCTCGCAGCAAGAGATGGTTCTCGTAAACACCATTCAATATTGTTAGCCAACTCTGATTCTGATCCATAACTCAGATAGTGTTCTCCTTCTTCAAACAGTTTCGCCATACCGTCTCTCTTGTCTCTATCTGATACAAGTGGACGATTCATTAGCATAGATTCTATCACACGTTGGTTGGGACCATCATGCTTTTGATTTCGGTTAAACAATACTTTACAGCGAGACATAGATTCTGCTGTTGTAGGCCATCTGTTTCGATTCTTTCCTATTTCTCGGATATCAAACGTCCATGTGTTTCTATTACAGATTTCCTTTAAGATATCAGCACGATCTAATCCTCCTTTACTACCAAAGAATCCAATATCTATTGGTCGAGATTCATGTAGCTCAGGTAGTATGTCTTTGTAAAAGTACTTAGCATCAGAAGCATTTGGACACCAATGAACTGAAGAGTGGTGTGTAAAGATATCTCGTTTATCGTATACAGCAAAAAACACATGGTCATAATTGCGTGCTGCTCGTTTATGTAAGCTGGGGTAACCGTGTGTATCAATATATCGTACAGCTGATGGTATAGGTGCTCGTTCTTCTATACAGTGAAAAGAAAGACTTCCTTTACTGTTTCTCCCGCAATCTACATCTACAAATAATTCCTGTTCTCTTAGAACACCTTTATTCATTTTGTTTGCCCTTCCCCCATAGGAAGAACATTATGACCTAAATCAAGTAAAGCCTGATGTATACTATTAGCATAAGTAATAATAGGCACCTCTCGTTTATCTTTATCTTGTCTATAACCAAGAACAATATTAGCCATTGGTTTTTTTCCTATAAGATTTTGATCTTAATGCATCACATGGTCTACATGTACGGTGTGATTCTCCATTTGGACGAGTGTGATGGCGAGTGTTCTTTTCATTAAACTCATGATCACGTATACAATGTGTTTTACTTTTATTAAAATCACGTCCTTTTTTGACTTTATCTCTCATATTATCAGTATGTGTTCCTAAGAACAGATGATTTAGATTAATACAAGAAGGAACATCACAAGTATGAAGTACCCACATTCCTTTTGGTATAGGTCCATTTATTATTTCCCAATACACCCTATGGGTTCTCTTTGATTTTCTTTTTATAGTTATATTACCGTATCCATCTTTATCAGTATGCCCGGTCCATAACCAACAATTAAAATCATTTATTTCTATTTGATTTTCAATATGTTCTTTTATATTTTTTATTGAAGGTCTCATTACTGTATCCGAAGTGGGCAATAAATGGAATCTTGTCTCGCTAACCGTTTAGCTATCAATCTATTTCTTTTAATCTGTTTAGCGATCAATGATTTATCGTCATCCCACCTTCCACCATCAGTATCGCCTATTTGCTTAAATTTGTCTCGTGCTTCTACTATATCTATCCATCCAAGAGGATGAGAAATTAATACAGCTTTACGCACTCTAGCGCTCCATTCGACGTGAGCGTAGCCGACTCCACTAAACGCTGGGTTCATTCCTCCAACGGTTTGGATAACTTTACGTGTAAGAAATGTAAAATCCCCCCTAGGAGAAGAAGCGTATATAGGTGTTACATTCATAGCCTGTTTTAAATACTCTGAAAATGATGGATTTGATTCAGGTATTATTTTGTCTTGCACACGACAAAAATGATGAATATCCATATGTGCTGATACGCTTTCGTAAATTTCAAACCACCCATTCTCAACAGGAACAAGGTCATCTTCAAGTAAAACACTAAAGTGGTGGTTCCTCATGAGGTACAATCCTCTAGTTTTATTCGCTCCAACACCACGATTAGGCCCGCAGAAGTAAAAAACACTAGGGAACTCACGCACTACTTCTCTAGTATTATCTCGACTACCATCATCGCACACAAAGACATCTGTACCCCTAGGAATTGTTTTTAAGACTCCTTCGATTACTTCTCCTAATCGTTTAGCACGATTATATGTTATAATACTAATCGCTCGTGTTGTCGGTGTCTGTGTTTTCTTATTCATTCAGTGTCCTCATCATCAACATCGCACTGATCAATTAACCATTTAAGAGAAGATCCTGCAACCTTTAATGCATCTTCAACGGTTGAAAACACAACAGAAGGAGCATCATTATAAGCGTCATCAATTAAATCGAGTAGTTCTTCGTGTGTCAAAACAAATCTCCTATTAATTTATTCCAGTTCTTTGTATACTGTACTGGGTTTGATGCAGCTACAGCAGTTTCATAACTGTTCTCTATCATTTTTTCCTTAAACTCCGTCTCAAGATAGAGTCTTTCTACTGCTTTAGTAAGCTCATTGACATCCCCAATAGAAGCAAGTAAACAGTTTTCACCGTCCTTTAAGAATTCTGCTCCGGTCTTAGTTGATACTATAGCACAACCACTCGACATGGCTTCCAATGTCATTCTACCTAAGCCTTCTGTGTGAGAAGAAACGATCCAAATATCTACTTGCCGCATCACTTGAGCCATTTCACTTCTAGAAGCACTCAATACATAGTTCAACCATGGTGGTTTAGACTTAGCGAACTCTGGTACCTCTCCTACGCCGACAAATTGAAACTTTCCAGGATACTTTTGTGCCATTGTATTCATAACTTCTAATGACTCTTTTGTTCCTTTAAGAGGATGAGCATGAATCAATGTACCTATAGTCATTCCAATATCTTTATCTCCAAACCTTCTACGGTCTGCTGTAGTATTAAATATCTCATGACCATAATGGTACCAACCAATACGTGTTGCAGGTTGTGTTTTATAATCCCACCCATCCGTTACCTTTTCACACGCTTCTTTTAGCCAGCTAGTACTAGTAGCGATGGCGTCCCATTTTATATTCAACGCGTCAGTTTCTAAAGACTCAAACCGTTTGTTATGAGACAACTTAAGCATCACCTTTTTCTTAATATGAGCCATCTCACTAAAAAGCTTTGTATGTTCATTATCTGAATTGACAATCAATATATCACAAGGTGGAATGTTTTTCCAATCTACGCGTAACGGTACCTCACATTGCTTCTGAATATCTGGAGCTATATCAGGATAAATCGTATACAACGCTACCTCATGACCTGACTGTTTAAGCATATTTGCTGTATTTAATAGAGTAGTAGGACCACCGTGTTTACGTAGATGAGGAGTTATAATAGCAATTGTTTTTGGCTCTACCTTAAGTTGCAACGTATTCTCCATAAGATTAACAAAATCTACAACACCTTTCGACCTTCTAAAATGAGTTGCTGTTTTCAGGCCTTCTAATCTTAACCCTTGATACCGTTTAGGTTCATTATATAACAGATTATATATTCTTTCTGCCATCACATCAGAGCTAGTTTTATTAGGTAGAACAATAGCGTCCAATTCATTTGTCGCGTACTCAAGAATACCTTTATTATTCCAACACACGGGAACAACACCTGAGGCCATGGCTTCAAGAGAAGGAAGCCCATAACTATGGTTTTTAGTTGGGTCACAATAAATATCCACTTCTGATCCTAACAGCTTAGCAAATCTAATCTGGGGAAGAATACCAAGACCGACAACAAATGGAGCATCCTTCACAGCATCTACACCACAAGCCATTATCCTAATTTCCTTCTTATTCTTTTTACATAGATTACGAAGAGCGTGACATAGATCGATGCCTCTATCGTTTCCTTTAAAAGGATAAATAACATTACCGAGAGAAATTAATACCGTTGGTCTCTCGTCTCCTGTTGATCTGTCTCTTGGATAAAACATAAGATCATCATATCCAACAGAGATGTGACCGCTCACTTTAATAGACTCAGACATCTTCTTTGCTGTCCACTTACTATTTGAAATGGTGTAGTCAGCAAGTTTAATCGCGTTAGCTATGTTCTTTGACATTTCTTTTGTTGGTGATATAGACACATCATCACTTTGAGAAAAATGAAGGGATGTAAGATTAGGGTCATTCGTAGTAATAGTCGCTACCGCAGGCATAAGTTCACCTGTAGCAGCTACTACAATCCCAGAATCAAATATTCTTTTAGTAAAATTCTTAATAAAATCAGACACTCCTTCAAAGATGATTGCACCTGATCTTAAAGAAGTTAACTGAGGAGCCTTAAGTGAGGGGTCTCGTTTGATGTGTGCAATTTTAGCTTCTACGTTTCTTTCATTAAGATAGTTAACAATGTCACCAATCACTCGCATACCACCACACCCTTGTTCAGTACTAAAAACAACGAAACATATACTATACTTAGGATTTGATTTTTTAATAACACCATCATGTACTGGAGTTCTTAGCTGCCTCAATGTATTAGTCATATCAAAAGTTTCATTCCAGGTCTTAAATGATGGCCACATAGCGTGGAACCTTGACGAACCTGATTTACGATACCCCATATGTTCTTCTGCACTGAACGCGTTAAAAGAAGAACCTCTTTCATGGAAAACGTATGTATCATCTGCAAGTACAGCTTTCCATTGAGACACTTGCCCGTTTACTATTCTAGTAATCGTTCGCATCCAGAAGTCTGTCTCCTCTCCATACGAGGTGTATCCTTCATCGAACGTACCGATTTTATCTACTAAGTCTCGTGCCATCATAAAACAAAAACCGGTAGGCATTATCTCTGGGTAGTCATGAGGTGAAAGTAATTCAAAAGCACGGTTCATGTCATTATAATCATACCCTTCTTGAAGATTAATGTTGATCATAGCGGTGTTATTAGTACAAGGATTAACGATCTGATTGTGTTCATCTGCTTCTAAAGCAAGAATCATTTTAAATAACCAGTTCTTAGTAACGATGACATCTGAGTTCAGCACACAAATGTATGGAGAGTCACCGTAATCAATGCCTCTATTAACAGAGGATGCAAAGCCTCGGTTCTTTTTATTAAAGAGCACTGTATGCTCAGGGTTAGCATCACTCCAAGCTTTAAGCCACTGCCGAGTTGCTGTGTCTGGTGAACAGTCATCAACAATTATAAGTTTAAATGGCCAGGTTGTTCGTAAAACAACTGAATTGAGACAATGAACTAAAACATGAAGCCCATCATATACTGGGATGATAATATCTACAGGTTGTACTCCTTTTTGGAGTATGTTCATAAAACTTTTTGTTTTCTTTATGTTAGATTTTACAAGAGCGCTATTCCCTTCAAGTATTTTTTCACCTAATTCATTTATTTGATCTTGTATGTTCTTAGGAACTTCACGTACCTCTTCATCAAGTTGAGGTACAAACCTTACAACTTCGCTTTTCGTTTTAGGTATCCAAATCCCATTCTCAAACGGCATAGTTTATAGCTTCCATATATATTTATCTCTTTGTATCTTTTTAATTTTTACATGTGCACGGGTAAAAAAAGAATGATCATCTCTATATTTTTCTGAATACATTACATGTGTTACACCTGCGTTTATAATTAATTTAGCACAGTTAGCACAAGGAAAATGAGTACAATAAAGTAAAGGACCTTTATCTTTTATTAAAGCTCCTTGCTCAGCGTGTATACACCCACAATCACCTGGAAAAGAGCTTTCACAATAATTTTCCATACCTGAAACACCTCCATTGTACCCAAAAGAAATAATATTATTTTTACTGATATCAGTTAGAATACAACCTACTTTTAATCGTCCACAGGTTGATCGTTTAGAAAAAAGATAAGCGACTTCCATCATAATTTCATCAAGTGTAAGTCTAGTAAAAGATAAAAGTTTCTCGTATTTACGAGGTAAATATAAACTACCTTGTGTGTATAGGCTTGATAGAATTTTTATACCAGACACTCCAAATCTTTTTATATCCCACATAGGATTATATGGATATTTCTTTCTTTTATACAAATGTACATCATGTCCTAACTGACTATAAAGTTCTTTTAATTGATTAGCAAACTTTTCCGAACCTGTTGTACAAAAAGTAATATCTGAGGTAGTTGCAGTCCCAGTGATACAACCATCTCCATCAAAAACACCTCGTAAAAAATCATTAATGAATTCTAAAGGTATATTTTTAATTATTTCTAATGTAAGAGATTTACGAGGTACAATTCCCCATTCTATAAATAGATCAAATAGTTTTTTTGAACGTAGAGTGATAACTAATTGATTTTTATTCTTAGATAAAGGTTTAGTATATTTAAAAACTTTACATATATCTTCTAAAAGAGTTTTATCTTTTTTATGTAAGCTAATACCAATATATTTATTATTTTTATTACTTTCAATTAGATAACCATCTGCTGCAAAGAGACCAAGAATATAAAACTTATTAGAAGTGTCTTTATCTAACGCGTTCTCATCAAAATAATAAGGTATACCTTGTTGTTTTGGTATGTCATTTTTTATTAGTATGTTATACAACCAAGTCTTCTTTCTATCAACTTTAATTAAAACTTTCGGAACTTTCATACCTGATGTATAAAGATCTATTGCTTCCTGTTCACGTTTTTTAATCACTCTTCACCCATCCTAGTTTTTCTTTACGAGGGTCATCCCCCGCTGCCATGCGCGTATACCACACAGCTTTCTTCAAGTCTTGTTTTTTATCTATCTTAAGCCCTGCACGCCATATGTATTTGATACCATTCCCCTTACAGTATCCTATGAACTCTTCCGGGGTTAGGGCTGCGGCTATCGCATCGATACATTCGATACCACTAGCGTTGTAGTGTGATGGACTGTTAACCATGTCTTCTTTTACTTTTTCTCCGTATACCGCGTCGTGCTCTTCATCGGTCATAGGTACATCCCCTGTGTAGGTAGCTCTTTCTTATCAGGCACCCACCCATCCGTTCGAGCGAGCCTGTACACCTCTGCCAGTGTCATGTTCTTTTTAATATCGTCTGCATCCTTAGAAGTAAGTTTTTTATAAATCTCTTTAGAATGATCAGGAGTCAAATCATTAAACTGAAGGTGCTTACACATTCGTCCCGGTCTACGAATAGCCGGATCGATGTCTAGTCTCCCTGCATTAGTAGTAGCGACCAACCTAATGTCGAGCAGCTCACCCAACAACCCATCACCTAGGTTGAGTACATCAGATAGCTTGTCCAAATTACCACCACTCCTTACGGTGAGAGCTGCGTCCGCATCTTCAAGGATGAAGGTAATAGATTGATCGTCGTCTTCAAACTGACCAAGAAGAACAGGAAGTATCTGCGGTCCAGATAGATCACCAATGATATTTGACCCTACGATAATGAAAGTCGATTTAACTTCGGTGATGAGCGCTTTGATCATGTAGCTCTTACCTGTACCTGGAGCCCCTTGAAACAATACCAGTCGCCCGCAAGGGTCTTTAGAACTCAAACACTCACACACATGAGCATAGGCACTATTCATATCATCTGTATAATTATTCTTGATCAGCTTCTGAGTAACCTTTCCAATACTGGTGATGTTCAATCCCCCTTGACCGGAAGTAAGAGCATAAACATAGTTATAATCCTTCTTCTTGACTAGTACTTTCTTAAGAAGTTTATTAACTGCGTCTAATGTTTTTTTGTTGAGGGTCATTCCTTCAATAACGATGTCACGTTTTTTAGGTGTGTTTCGTTTAGTTTCCTGGATCTTAAGAACCGCAAAGCTGTCAAACGTAGCGTATCTTAGTTCGGTGTATTTATCTCCGTTTGCAACAATAGAAGGCTCTCCAAAGAGTTCTTCAATCTGTTTTCGTATTTTAATAGGGTCTCCAACACCGGACTTATCAAACGTATAAGAGGTCGGTCCTATCGTATCTCCCAGTGTATGAGTAAAAAGATTAAAGTCAACAATGAAATCTCTAATCTCATAGTGGTCAGGATTACGATCAAATTTAGTATGATCAAAAATGTATTGCCACATGTTGCTCATGGTGCGATTCTCCCGTTAGCTACAAATGCCTTATGTGTGAGAGGGCAGCGGTCAGCGAAGACCTTTTCCATCTCTATTGCATACACGCGTATCTCATACATGGCTGTCTCATGGTTCCTCAAGCTAAGGAAATTCATCAGTGCCCTGCCGTTCATCTTACATGTGAACTTAGTAAACAGCCCCTGCGACAAAACATTTCTTGCCAACTCCTTTGCTACGCCGAAGTCCAGGAGCTGTTCATAAGCTAAGTATGAGTCATTATAGCTCTTTTCCATCACGCCTGCAACTAGGCTCTGGATGTTTCCATCTTTTATCTCATCGAAGATATAGTGCCCCGGTTTGCCGGTTTGTGAGCGTATGGCTGTTCTGTCGGGGTTGTAAAATTCTCCCTTCATTTTAACGTAGCGACCTGACATCTCATTATAGCTGGCGTTACGGTGCCGAAACCACTCTCTACAGACTGTCAAAGGTGCTTTTATCTGGAACTTAAAGTCCACCATTTCAGTGGGGGTGCCGTGTCTGTTTTTAATAAGGTAATTGAGAAGCCCAGCATCGTTCTTAGTCAGTGCCTCATGTTCAACATCGAAACTTTGCCTTGCATCATTTACAATAGATAAATCATCTCCCATCACATCAAGAAAACGGATCCATCCACCCGGAAGTACAGGGATCTTTCTTTTACTCGGTCGTCGTGTCATAGCTCACACACACTGGTATCGCAAAACTTGTCTATCACTTTACCCTCATCTTGTAATCCAACGTTTAGTTTAGGCTTTTTAAGCCGCTCTGCCATGTCCTTGTACTGCTCTTCGTTGATCTCTTCATACGGTGCCTGCATGTACCCTCCTCCTTCTATGGGTAGGAAGCTGATGGACTTCAATCGTGTCTCATACATGCTTAGGGCTGTAGCTACGTTCTCCTCTCCTGTGATGGTTATTGTAGCAGATACTTGGTTGTCTGACCAGTACGCCTGCATCTGTGCTGCTAGCTCTAGCTGCTCAAACATACTCACATCTGCCTTCCGTCTAGAGAAGAATGGCTCATGTACTGGGAAAGCTATAACCATAGTGTATTCCGGCTCCTTCACATCAGGCTCAACGTGATACCCTGCGTCACTCATGGCCTGACATAGGTGGCTAGTCTTAGCCACTCTAATTCTGCGTATGTAGTACTCAGAGTGTGGGAAGTGGATACCCGGAGTCACACCAGGAAGCAAAGACACCGTGCCAGAAGGCTTTACTGTGGTTTTCTTGATGGACTCCGGGACCCCCAGCCATTCGGAATAAACTTTGTCCCAACCTTGTACAATTTCATACCCCTTATCGCACCAGACCATATGCATTCTGAATCCCCACTTGTTTATGTTCTCTACTATACCTGACTGGCTGAGTCCTATCCTACGGTTGCGGGTCATCACCTGATTGGTACG